TCTGCATTTTGTATATAGATTGCCATGTGGATATATACACTCGTTTAGTCTTATGGCCTTTATCAAGACCTGCCATAATCTCATGGCAATTATCCGTAACAAAAAAGCTATCATCATTATCTGCATACTTGCAGAAGTCGGTATACATTTGTCTAACAAGGGAAGTGGTAGGTACAATCAATAATACTTTATCTTCATTACGAGCTAAAAAATATCTCATAAGGAGATATATTATTAATGATTTACCTGAAGCTGTAGGAGATACTAGAAGACCTGACCTCGTTCGAATACCATGTTCAATAGCTTCTAACTGATAGTCTCTTAGTATATGTGGTATTGGTAATGTTTCAAACCAAGACATATCGACAGGGTAATCCATTCCTGGAAGATTATATTTACTTGGTGGTTCTTTTAATATTGATTGAAGCTCTATATTTCTGTCTAAACAAAAAGCTTTTATATGACCAAATAATCCAGAGTATATGGATTGGTCACGCATGTTAAGTAATCTGAGTTTGCCATCCCATAGTTTGTTACGGAATTGAGGCATGAACTTATAGCCAGGAACAAAGAACGTAAAATATTCTGCTAGTTCCTGTATAATGCCTTTGTCATCACAGTCCACATAGATAAAGGCATTGTCTTTAACTTCTACTGTTAATATCATACACCTGCTTCAAAGGATCTCCATTTTATAATGTTACCAATATTCTGATGTCGCCATCTTATAGTATTCATTATTTCTTCAATAGTTTCTACTTGAATCTTTTGTACTTCTAATAGTGCTTGTGATCTTTGGATATCAGTATCAGCATCATAATAATAATTCATATCACCTTTAAGTGGTTTATTTAATCCACCGAATGGATCATACTCCCACTTAAATTTATCTATTTCTTCTTTAGATAACTTTCCATTATAGTAAAGCCATTTATCTTTGAGCAATGTCTTATACTCTAAGTCATATTTCTTACGTGTCATTTTAGAAATGGTAAGTAACTCTAAGTACTTACTATGGATACGTGCCATCCTTATAGTAGTATCATCTAATTTTAGTTCATCGATCTGGCCATCTTTCTTCCACATCTCAAGTATTTCAGTTGTATTCATAATGTATTAATATTTATATCCGTATTAAAATCGTTTAACCATGGGAATGTTTTCTTCCAATCGCATCCTCTCCTTCTGTCTATATCTGTCAATTCAGTCTTAAGTAATTTAATCATCTCATAATTGACAGGCGTATTATCTATTGACTTTTCATATCCTCTCATTAGTTCATAGATACGATATTTCCATACACCTTTGTCTAACTCTTCATATAACCTTTTAAAATCATCTGCAAAGAATCCTGCTGGGAATATATCAGGTGCCATATGATTTGGCCATACAACAAAATTACCAGAGATGTATATAGGTTTTATCTTTGAATTCTCTTTCACACCTGACTTTACTTCAGGTGCCTTTTCTCTTAATGGATTTCTTAGATTATTCCAATAGTTTAATCTTGTTACTAATTCTGGCATAGCCCTTATTGTTGTAGCGGCCATAGTCATGTGGATTTCTGTTTCTATATCTTTATAATCTAATGCAAGTATACCAAGATTCCTATCGAACTCTTCTAGCTTTGATCCCCAACGTGTATACTCATGTGCCTCTCCCCAACAATCAATAGAACAAATAATTCTTATATGACCTAGGTTACCTATTGCACGTAAGAATTCTATATGATCCATAGTATCACGAAATCTTTGTTCAGGACATTTTAGATTAGTAAATATAGTTAACTCTAAATTAGGGCAAGGGTGAGATTCAAAGAAGTCTAAATTCTCTAATAACTCTGGTTGAAAGAATGGTTCGCCACCTAATATATTATATTTAACTAATGGCTTATGATTATCTTCCATCCATTCCCAGAACTCATTTTTTATTCTTTTAAAATTCTCTTTGTCTTGAAAGAAGTCTAATGCATAGTCATTAATATTTTGTGTTAAACCCCACTTTTTATTTTCGGCTTCCCATGTAGAACTATATTCAGCAGAGCAATATATACATGCTTGATTACATACATTACTAAAATACATTTCTAATATTGTGCAGTTAGTTGTACTAAAGAGTTCAGACTTCATGCTATTAGCTTCCATTCTATCTGAAATACCACCAGCATCTTCTATCTTTTTACAATACTCACAACCTTTACCTGGCCATTTACCTTCCAGCATAAGTTTACGCGTAGCCATTTTAGTAGGGGTATGATGAAATTTACCAAAGTCTCCCTCAGGTATCTTATCATATGTGGTTCTATGGCAACTAGCGGATGTACCTTCGCTTAGTTTTATAGATGACCATACAAATTTTAATGCGCACGTAGGATCTTTAAGACCTGTGTGCTTATTCCAATTACTATCCATGGTTATATTATATCATAGTTTGCGCAGTTTGTACATACGTTGTAAACCTGTAGTTGAATCTATTACATCGAATCCCATGCGCGATCGGCATTCTTGAAATTCATTCCAGGTAATAGTCTCTGAATCAAAATCAATATCATTTGGTACATCATTGTTTCTCCATATAGCTATACCTGTTTCTCTGTCTATAATAAAATATTCTTTCTGTAATTTTAGTATGTCGAATGAAGCTCTCCAGCTTGTACCACAACGCGGTGCATCATTTTTTTGATCTTCTTCAAACGGCCAAATAGCTTGTTGCTCTCCGGGTGGTAACATATCATGCAAGATTATAATCCCTCTAGGTCTTAGAATTTTAACTGAATTACAGAAGTCTTGCCAGACTTGTTTATGTTCATGCAACCCATCAATAAAGATGACGTCATATTTCATTAGGTTAACCGCAAAGAATTCATCGCTAGTCATACGTAATGTTCCACCTGAGTTCGGATCGATTCCGACTTTGTTTTTTACTTTGATCTTATCAAAGTTTTCGTTATATGCACAGCCTATTTCTAAATAGTCTTTAGCCTTAATAGCTTGGATTGCATGGTTGATTATATCAGATCTACTTAGCAAAATAATCTTGCATACCGCCTTCGCGATATGTATCTAAAGTTAAACAATGTAAGCCACCATCCCAAAAATTTCTATGTCTAAATCTACAGTATATCGGTTCTATATTATGTTTCTTTAATTTATCGTGAACTTCTTTTTGATAGTTTAATGATAGGATAACCTCTTCAGATATACTAAGCATATTAACTTCAAATATACTTTCTTCTGCAAAACCAGTCCATTCACTTAGATAGCTATCTACAAATTTGACAAGCTCTGGATTTGATTTAGCTTGAGGTGTCCACCATCTACCTTCTGTAATATCTTTCTCTAACCTCCATGAATTAAGTCCATTCCATTCATGAGCATTATCAGCTTGCATTTGGTTTGGATTTTGAATTCCAAGAATATCCCAACCTGGAAGAGTCTCTTTAAAAATGTTTCCATCTATCCATGGTGTATGAATAACCAATCCTGGTTTTGGTAAACACATTGCTCCATCAGTATGTCCTCCCGCTGTTATTGCAGAAGTAGATTTAAATTGTGGATACTTATCTAAAACCCATTCGCCTAAATTAGTTTTATCCTCTTCATCAATAATAAGTTTATTGCCTACACGTATAATTTGAGGAGCCCAAAAAGTATTACTGTAAGTGTGAGGGCGATCGTTTATGCTAAAGCCGGAACCATCCCTCTCTATTAAATTTTTCACTGGATAATGATCTATAATATCAGGATTAATTTTATATGGATTAGTAAAGTCTGAACCAGTAAAAAGAATCTTATCACCTAAAGTAATCCAATTATCTCTTGGCATAAGACATGGTTTCCAAATAAAATCAATAACTTCATTCTTTCCGAAGGCATCCATTACACTCTGAATAGTATCAAACATATCCTCTTCACGAACTCCATCCATTGAATTCCTTGGTGGTTGAATTACTTCAACACCCAAATCCTCAAGCGTCGTGCGGATATTTGTTAAGTCTTCATGGGTTTCATACAAGATTTGCTGGAGTAAATCCCGAAGTTTAGGGTCACCAACAGTTTCAAAAAACTCTGGTTCAAATACATTACCGAGGATTACCTGTTTTAAAGGGTCCCAACCGTTATATGCATTTGCTTTATTTATTTTGTACTGGTTCGAATCCATCTATTGTCCACCTTCCATCTATCCAAGCTGCTGGACTCATTATCTCAAATCCATCTATCTTTTGTTTATATTCATCTGCTCCACCGATATACAGATACTTAAATCCTTTTTCTTTATAATATGCACACTCATGTCTTAAGCTAGCAAGGCCCAAATGTAATTTAGGTCTTCTATAATCCCAAGCAAACTGATAAGCTTCAGCATTTTCATTATCAAATTCACATATCATACTAAATCCTACCATTATTTTTGAGTCACCATGATTATGATAATCATCATAAAGCCCATCGTGATTTGTATCATAATATCCATGGATAGTATTTTCTTCATACTCGATTGGAAATAATGGCATTACACTATTAAATGCATGATGATTACAATACTTATAATATATGTTATCTAAATCCTGTGGCATACGTGGATAATAATCTATAATATCTGTATTATCTATTTTGCTATAATTAGTTTTCTCTAAATTAATCCTCGCATATGAGTAACTCATTTAAATCTCCAATTAACTACGTCATCTAAATTCTCTTCTGACCAATTATCATAATAACCTTGGTCTTTTAATGCTAAGCTTTTCCTATTGATAACGCTAAGTCTTTGTACTAATACTAATATACATTTGCCAAAATTCATTTTGACACCATTAATAATTTCTGGGTCATTTGGATGATCTTCTAATGCAACAATATCATGTGGCATTGCTACAGCATTAAATTCCATTATTAAATGATTTAAATTATAAGGTGTATAATTTTCTGTAGCTGTATATAAACATACAACTTGATGTGAATCAGACCAATTATTTATTACATCAGCTAATGATTTACCAAGGTCATCTGTTTCTATATATTTAACTAATGCAGCTTTTGCATACGGGCATGGTGTTTGGTTTAGCGATTCATTATGAACTGAGACAAACTCCTCAATCCACTGTTCGATATTTGATCTCATTATATAAAGGTTTCATTAGATGAATTCGTAGTATGAATAATTGAATGTGGCAACTGCAGTAAGATATTCTACATCGGTTGTCGTGATATCAAATGGTAACGATGAAAGACTAGTCGGGTAAGCATCGATAAAATTGATTTGTTTTGTTACATTATTAGCCGAGTTCATAACAGTTAGGGTTAGATCTCGTACATGATTGTTGCCAATAATTGCTTGTTGATGGTTTGTCTCTATCCCCATCTTCATCCAATCAAAGATCTCTTTATAGTTTAAAAGATCCTCATCGATTAGATAACTTAATTCTAATGGGGCAAACATTACTTTATCTGCAGCCATTGCAACATTTACTTGTTTAAATGTTACAGGTGCACCTTCCGCAGATACGTCTGGGAGCATCATAGTCTGTACTGTAAACTGAGCGCCAGAATATGTCTGGCTATCTAGAGTCATTACGAACGATGATGGATTTAAAAAGTTTGGCATATTATATATTTATACGAAAAATTTCTTGTAATCATTAATAAGTTCTTGTATATTTGGCAACGGTTCCTCTTCTATTTCATTACATAATTTATAGTATTGCCATATATCACCTGACAATAATTTACCCATATCGATTTTAACTATATCACCGTATGGTTCTTCCTGGTCAACAAACCAATCCCATTCAGTCCAGCCTTGTTCTATAACGGGACTACCAAGTTCAAGCTTATTCCATCTAGCAATAAATTCTTCTCTCATTGTTGTTACAATAGGATATATTACTTTAACTGGATTTACTTCACTAAATACTAAATCTCTTAATGGTCTATCAATATCATGTGGCATTGCAATAGGATCTCTTAATTCATGAAGAGGAATTATCTTTATACAATCCTTCTTTGTATTACTTATTACGTGTTGTCTAGATTCTTTAAATGTTTCTTTTTCGGTTTCCCAATCTGCTCCCCAACAACCAATATCAAGGCCTGATTCTTTTACATGTTTAGGGTATTTAGGAAAATTATCATGTTGATTAATTAACCAAGCTAACCATGTGCCTGCCATTCCACCTTGATATAATACCAAATAATTCATGTACTATTTATAGTTAAAAAAAATCCCCCAATAAAGGGGGATCTTCTTTTGTAACTTTAGAAAATTACAGGCCTAAGACCTTACGTTTTCTGTAGTATACGTTGTTACCATTACCTGCAGTAACAAATGGATTGTCAGCTACGCCGTAACGAGTTTTGAATCCGATTCTTGGTTGGAAGTCATTCTCACCAATTGTCTTCATCATGCTTAATGGAACGTATGGGCAATAGAACATACCAGCGTCATAAGGGTTAGTACCTTTATAACCAATAGTAAAGTAGTCTACGCTTGCATAAGGATCAATATAGATCTTCATTGAACCATAAACAGTACCAGCAAACAATGAACCTGAAACATCAGATGTCAATGATTGTGGACCGCTAGTACCCATGCCAGTATCCATAGCGCCTGCAGCATTTAATGCAGCAGCAACACCATGAGAAACGATAGCCCAGTTACCTTTTCCACGACGAGTAGAAACAGCAATTGTATTAGCTTCGATTTCCATAGCTTGTACTAAGCTTTTAGCTTTCTCAGCAAACCATCTGCCGTCGGTATCGACGTTACCAGCAAAGTTAAAGTTACCTGCAGCATTACCACGAGTGGATGTTACAGAGTTAACGTTTACTAGACGGATGATTTCACGATTCATTTCAGCAAGAATCTCAGTTGACAAAATGTTTGCCAGCTCAGTTTCAGCAGAAAGACCATGAACAGCCTTAAGGTCTTGCGCTAATTCAGTAGTGTACTCAGCTTTAAGAGCACGAGACTTTGCAGTCACAGTAGTCTTATCGATTGAGAACGCCATTTGAGGAATAGCAGGACCAGAGTTACCTTGTGCTTCAGCAGTTGCCGTAGTGTTACCAGAACCTGGCTGATACTCGTGTACAGTATCTGAGTCAGGACCAGCTGTATCTTCCGCAGCGAACGGATCGCTTGAGTGCGTAGATAAGTCACCAGAAGGAGCACCAGAAAATTCAGTGTCCGCTTCATCGAATAACGCTTCGTCACCAGTTTGGCTAGTGTAACGAGATTTCATTGCAAAGATCAGACCAGTTGGTCCAGTCATTGGCTGTACGCCAACAAGATCAAATGCAAGGAGGTTAGGAGTAGCACGTCTCACTAATGAGATAAGTACTGGATCCCAAGTATCAATGTTACCCGCGCCAGCAGTTGAGCTAGATGCGCCCATAGCGTTTGCAGCAGTTTCATGCAAAGCACCAATGTGTGCACGCTCTTCAGCGAAAGCTTTTTCTTGGTTCTCAAGAACAACCGCAGTTACTCTGCGTTTGTGCTGATCAGTTATACTGCCAGCTTCTTCAGAATCAAGTACAGGGGCCCATTTTTCCTGTAGTATTTGTTGATTAATTTCCATTTTAATATTCTCCTTAATATGGATTATTTACGCGAAAGTGCGCTAAGATATGACTTCATTTGATCAGAAATATCTTGGTCTTGTGTATCCTCAGTAATTGCATCTACATCTTTTGCATCTACCGCGGCATCTTTGTTAAGGTAAGATTCCTTAATTGTTGCTACCTTTTTAGCAAAGTCTTCATTAGAGTCGGCTTCAATACCTTCAACTAATTCAGATAATTTTGCAGTTTCAGTTGCAGCTAAACCTTTACATGCTTCACTAACTATTTCTTTTCTTTCAAAAGTTTTAACTTTCTCAGAAAGTTCCATAGCACGAGCAGTAGCATCATTCAACTGAGCTTTAGCATCTTTAGCTTCTTCAGACAGAGAATCTAAGATATCTCCAGCGTCCGTAGGAACATTGATGTGGTGCTCGGCAAATAATGTACCAAGTGATTCAATAAATGATTCAGTGATTTCAGACTTCAAAGAATGCTCAATTGCAACTTCGTTATCTGTCATCCAGTTTTCAACGACATACGTTAAGTACCCGTCTACTTTATCAACTAAATCTTCTTTAATAGCTTCAACTTCACCAGCCAAATCAGATGCATAACGCTCTTCTAATTTTGCTGTTTCAGCGTTGACTTTTGATGTAAGTGCTGCTTCAAAAATAGTAGCCGCTTTATCTTTAAAGCCTTCAGACAATGTGTCCTCGTCCTTAACTAATGCTTCCACGTCTTCTTTGAATTTACCTTTACCTTTTGACTCAACGGTATCACCTTCAGTACCATCATCCGACTTGACTTTCTTTTTCTTAGCCGGTGCTTTACCTTCAGTGTCCTTCTCGTCATCATCTACGACTTCAGTCTTAGCTTTTTTACTTTCTTTCTTAGCTTTGCCTTCTTTCTTAGATGCTTTAGTATTTTCTACTTCACCTTCATCTTCGTCGCCTTCTTCTTCATCGCCCTCTTCTTCTTCATCGTCTTCCACTTTAGCTGCTTTAGCTTTAGCTTTTTCCGCTGCTTCAAAGATTGCGTCAAGGCCTTCTTTAGACATTTCTGTCAAAGAAGCTTGTATTGCTGATACTGTACGAGCTGCTGTTAGAGGTGCTTCGGGGATATCTAAATCCGCTTCAGCTTCTACTTGCGTATCCTCAACAATAACCTCATCTACTGTTTCATCAATACTTTCGTCTTTAATAACTTCAGACATTGTATTCTCCTATAGAGATTATAGTTTAGAGAGGAAATGCTCAAAACCTGCAGACTGTTGCTCTTCCGAGTAACTCTCTTTAATAGGCTCTTTCACTTCTGTCTCACCTTTTTCAATTGTCATAGTATAATGACCAGGTCTATCCATCTCGTAAGATACTCCTTCCATAATGCCATTTACATAAGCATTAGGGGCAGAAGGATCTTGTACGATATCGATAGTGTTAAGTAGAAAATCATCCTTAACATAATTAACCCCGTCTTTCATACTAAGACTTCCCATACCACGACTAGACACTCCAAGTTGTACGCCACCCTCGACCAAACCTTTTACAATCTGACCCATAGGGGTATCCAAAATAAGTGCTTTTCCCATCACATTATTACCATCCCAACTAAGTTCGGTAATTCTGTGAGAAACTTTATCCAAATTAATGGAAGGGCCATCAGGGTGATTCAATTCACCAACTGCACGACCTGTAATAACTTGCTCATTGACAAATTTGTCAACGGCCTGTGTAAGAACTTCACGCGTATATATACGACCGTTTTTGTTCTTGTTTTCTGCTTGCATAAACACACCTTCTAAGAAAGTACTTTTCTTACCGGTTTTTTTATTCTCTTCAATAGAAAAACCAAGTTGGTGTTGAATATATTCCGTAATTAACTTCATTTAAGCTCCCATTAAATTGAGGAAATCCTTTAATCCATCTTCAGCACTTTTCAAATCTTTAAATTTGTCAAGCTTAATTCCATCAATATATAGATTGAATTTGTTTGTTATGACTGCAGATGTTTTCTTTTTCTTTCCAAGTTTGGTTAATTCCTTGGCTACCTTTTCACCCGACGGGAGCTTTAATTTAGCTTCAATTACTTCATTGAATGATTCCTTAAACGTCAGCATCTGTTGCAACTTCTCCCTCTGGTGTCTCCACCGCAGGTTCTTCTACTGCTGGAGCATCGTTCGTCGCTCCATACATTTTAGAAGCAACTTCTTGTTTATGATTATTCAATGCGCTTAATATTTTATCTTGCATAATACTATTAAAAGTATTGTTGCTCTTCTGCGCATCGCCCGTTTTTATATTGTCAATTAGTGTTCTTGTGCTCATAATATCTCTGTATAGTATTTATAAAAATGTTTATTTCCAGTAAACTTTATGTATACTTATTGTTTATATAGGTGCATTTGATAAATCTGGATTAATATCACCTGGTTCGATAGGATCTTTCTTGTTATCCTTCGCTATTTGTTTAATCATCTCATCATCCAATTTCAGAATATTGCGGCGGACCCAGTCTTTAGACCAGAACGTACCAATATATTCGTCCATCATTTGAAGAGTTTCTATACGTTCCTTAAGGATTTCAGTATCTTTAAGTTCAGCATAGTAATTATCTCTAGAATACTCAACAACAATGTCTTCACGGATGTTTACCCAGTCGCTTGGCACTATAATCTTTTTAAGGATCAATTGTCTCTTAAGCGCTTCATAGAATAATGTTGAGAATTTACCACGGCAACGATCTATAAACTTTTGAAATTTAAGTTCATCACGAGTGATTTCTGAGGAACGACCAACAGAAAATGCATCTGCTTCTGTTAATCGTGACATAGGAATATTTAAAGCCCTATATAATTTGTTTTGGAAGTATTGTATATCTTCAATCTCACCAAGGTTTGAACCACCTGGAAGAGTATCGATTTCTGTACCACGGCCGCCTTCTCTACGTGGCAACCAAAAGTCTTCCATGACATTACGATGGATCTTCTCATCTTTTAGATTACCGGTAGAAGGATCATATACAACCTTATTACGATACTTATTCATCGTGTTATTAAGGTATTCTTCAGCCTTACCCTTAGGTAGATTACCTACGTCTATATAAAATATACGACGTTCAGGTGCTCTTGATATACGATAGATGACAAGTGAGTCTTCCATCATACTTAATTGGTTTAAAGGTTTAAGGGCTTTATTTAAGTAGCCAATAACCTTATTGCGTTCTTCGTTTAATAGACCTGAGTTAACTTGAATAATAGCATCAGGATTAATACGTAAGCCTTCTGCGTTATTAATTAATACATCATCTTGATAGAGGTAATATTCTTGGCCTTCTTTTTCAAGTTCAGCACCGGTCTTAGGGTCTTTAACCTTTTCGACTTCTTTAATCTTACGAATCTTTGTTGGATCTATTTGTCTTAGTTCTAATATACCAGCATCAGGCTTAGATTCATTAATAATAACATGATAAAATAAACGTCCATCTACATACCAACGTCTAAATGTATCGTATGATGACATAGAGAAGTTAGTTAAGTTTAGAATTCTATCGAATTCTTCCATGATTAGATCTTTAACATTGTCTGCTTGATCTAAGTTATCAAGATTTAATTTAACAATAATGCCGTTCTCATCTGTGATTGCTTCATTACATATATCTTCAATCGCCATATCCACTTCTGGATATGCTGATATCGAACGGTACTTCATTATTAATAGTTTATCTGACTCGAACTTATCTCCACTAAGATCCATATATTGACCAAAGTGTCCACCAGTTGGGGAAATTTCGTACGCGCCATCCTCATTCTCGGTTGCGAATGATAAAGGTTTCTTTTTATCTTCTATTGCCTTTCGTTTAAACTCAAAGCCAAATAGTGTTACGCCGTTATTTTCTGCCATACATTCCTGTTCCTAATTCACTCTTTCTTAAATATATTTATAACACTTAAGAAAGAGTGCCTTTCGGCACTCCTTATGTTTATCGATGATTTACGTTGTAGTATCAGACTCCCAATATTGAACTTGCAGTTCAACAGTGAATTCTTCAATAACATTTTCTGAATCATACGAAAGTTCAATCGCACCCAAAGTAGTTGGGAAACAACCTCTGATATCGTATTTTTTAATACTAGTACCAGCTTTATCTAGTTGTTCAACGACCATGTCAGCCATATAACTATCTGGCTTGATTATACCAGTATTGTTATTATGACCATTAATCATGTTCATCCAATCTTCATATGCATTTCGTACATCAAAGTCATTGTCATTAATGACCGTGATCGTCCATGGTTCAAATGTTCTATCACCAGCTATCTGTAACGTACGACCCCTAAATGGAACTGGAATAGGAGCAATAGTACTTGCTGGCAACGATGCCATCTTTGTCATGTATGACGCCTTCGTTGAGTTTGGCTTTAT